GTCAGCCTTCGCGGCTATATCGCCCTCCGTGTCGCCGGTCAGGAACTCGATGAGGTCCGCGGGTACGCCCTTGTCGATGGCGACCTTGCTGCGGACGTTCTCGGTGCGGAGCCGGGCAAGTTCAGCGGCGTTCTCGGCCGCTTCCTTCTGCGCCCGTTCCAGTTCCGAAAGCTTGGAGTCCTCAAACTCCTTCAGCTTCGCGGCGTACTCGGCGGCGGTACGTTCAGCAGCTTTGCGGGCGTCGCGCTCCGCTTGCAGTGCCTTCTTGCCGCCGTCCCCGAGTTCCTGGGTTTCGACTACTTCAGCTTCGGCCGGGGCCTGCGCTTCAGTGGTTGTTTCGGTTGTTGCTTCCGACATAGTTTGTCCTCCGTCGCGGATGGAAAAACCCCGAGCATCGCGCTAGCGGGGAGAATGAGGGGCCCAGGATTTTGGGCACTATTGACCAGGTGGATATCCACCCGGTAGATTTGCCTGCAATGAAACCACTCATCCGCGACGAACAACGGAAGGAAACCCGAGTGATCCCAGGCGAGGTAGAAGCGGAAGTTCGTGCGGATATTGCGCGGATCATCCGGGAAGAGGCTAACGAGTATGACGGGCGGATCGTGGTCAGCCCTGAGGAAGCGGCGTTAGACCTCTACCTAGCCGGATACAGGAAGGTGGGGCAGTGACCAGTAAGGGCACCCCGCACCGGCCTATCCGGATTGGTGATGAGCTGTGGGCCAAAGCGCAAGCAAAAGCCGCACGCCTTGGTACCACAGCATCAGAGAAAGTCCGCGATCTCTTAGCCGAATGGGTAGAGCGCGAGGACTAGACGATCCAGCCGTACAGTTTCAGGAGCCGCTTCGCGTCGTCCTGATCCTTAGCAATCGAGTAAATCGATTCCGGCATCAGTCGTGGGGACTTAAGGCGGAAGTACATGCTGTTGTCCTTGAATACGCCTTGCTTCTTGACGTATTCAGCCTGCGACATTTGCCAGTACGCATAGCCGCGGCGGGTTGTTCCCTCGCGGGTGTACTTGATGTTGACCCCGTGAATCTGCGCCGGTCTTACGCCACCCGACTTGCGGTAGGCGTTGATGATCTGGTTCATGTCAGCGCCGTCACGAAAGGCTTGCCCGTTCGCCTTGGAGCCTAGAGCGCGGTCCTGTTCGGCCGGGGAGAGTTCCGAAAGGTAAGCGTGCGGGTCAGTGCGCGAATCGTCGCCCGTGTCTTCAGCGGACGGCACATTGCGGCAATCGCAACCAGGATGCCGGTCGAACGCTTCACGCTGCGTCGTTGTCTTGCCGGCAAGGATCACGCAGCGTCCGCACGACGGCGGGTTCAACATCCGCACGTAATGCCGGACACGGTGAGCGCCACCAGAAACCTTCTCAGCAGCCCGGCCCGTATCCGAAAGCATCGTGCCCGCGGACAGGTTCAAGAACTGCCCAGCACGGGCAAGTGCCGCGCCCTGCTCCAAACCAGCAGCGACAGCCTGCTTCGCATGGATAACAGCCCCATACGCCATCGACGCAACCGGCATACCATCACCGGCCACACCAACGAACCGTGAACCAGCAGACTTATAGATGGGATCCGGGGCGGCATCCCCGAGAGCGTCAGGGATATAAGCCAACGCCCCGTCAGCAACCCGCTCCTGCGCCGAAAAGAGGACCGCCAACAATGACGGCTCAAGCCGCGCATAAGACGCATCAAAATCCGAACCCATGCGCCGCCACAAACGCGTAGCCGCAGCTAAAGCCGCCTGGATCTCGGCCCGCTGAAACGCAGAATAACTAAGCGCCGCCGCCGGTAACTGCTGGAGTTGCATTAGCATCCTTCGCCGTTAGCGTTGCAAGGTACGGATCCTGCTGCTCCTGCTCGCGGTAAGCACGGTCCCGGTCCTTCTTCGCCTGCGACCAGCCCATTTCGTCCTGCACCGATTCGCGGGCGATAACACCCGTGCCGTTGGCGTAGAGTTTCGTGAGCGCGTCAGCCTTCTGCGCGAACGTCGGGGTGCCGGCGTCGAACCATTCCGTCTTGATCTGGTTAGCCATCGGCCAAACACCGGTACGGAACCGCTCAGCGATACCCTGCACCCAGCCCCAGCCGTCGCCCCAGTTCGCAGCCTTACCCTCAGCGTTCAGCACCAGGCGGGACTCGTCAGCGCGGATAGCACCCTCAGCAGCCGGGTTCACCGAAGTCTGCCCCAGGTAACGGGTAGGAAGACCGGTAACAGAAGAAACCATCTGGCCGTAATGGTTGATGGTGTCGTGGAAGTTCTTCAGGTCCGAAGCGCTGAACTGCCCAACCTTCGCGCCCGCGTTCTGGTTCGCCCAAATAGCCGAGTAGTACGACTGCCACGCCGGGATCGGGTTACCGTCAGCGTCCACAAAATCGCCCTTGGACATGCCAAGAACCCACTTCTGCGGGACCGCGTGAGTCTCCAAAGCGATCTGCAAGTTCGTGATCGCACGGGCCGCAGAATCAACCAGCGGAATAACGTCCTTCATCTCCGACACACCCAACCAGTCGCCAGTCCGGCGCCGGTTCAGGAACATCACGATAGGGACGCGGCCCAAGTTATGCACGTCGGGCGGGCTATTCGGGTCAACATCCCAGCCGCCAGTACCCTTCACAAGCCAAGTCGTCTGATTCGCCTCGTAGAGCGTCGCAAACTTCGGCTGCGGGTCGTCAGCCGAGGCCCCGTAAAGCCGCAGCGCAGAACTGATCCTGCGGCTCCTCGGATCCACAACAGCAGTCATCTCACGCGGCGACTCAACCGTAATCAACGGGTGCTCAGGATCCTCAGCGTTGGAACCCACACAAACGAACCCGCGACCATAAATCAGCGTGTCCTTATGCAGAAGCGCCGACTCAGAATCCAGGTTGTTCGCGTCCCAATGCTCACGCAACACAGACGAAGAAACATCCTCGCCCGGAAGAATGAAATCCTTCACCCTAAGACGCTGCTCCACCGAATCAACCGCAACCCGCGACCAGTTGATAACCGTCTCAAACTTCCGCAACTCAGGCGGCACAGCAAGCCCGATATGCTGCAACACCTGCGAGCCCTCGTAATACTTACCCAACCGCTCATCAGTACGAGACAGCCCATCAAGCTGCGCGTTCAGACTCTTGACAAGGGCGGCCTGCTCGGAACTCAAAGCCACGAAAGCCTCCTTATCTGAACACGAACATTCGGTTATCTGTCACTTCGCCCCAGCCCGCCTCATGGGCGTCCGAAGCGGCAGTATGAGCCATGATCTTCGCCATAATCGCGTCGATCTTCTGATGGTCAGTCGGCTTACCCAGCACGTACTTCTGCCCAGGCTTAGCGACCTTCTTAGCGTTCGCCGCGTGCACACTCGCTATCGGGCAGCCATCATGCTTGATACGGCCCTGCGCAAGGTCAATCTCGAAACGGCGGATCTCCGGGTACATGCGGGAAACCTGGTTCGTCGGCCACTCAAAAACGTGTTCGTCGCCGTACTTCATGGCCCAATCGCCAATCTCCGAATACCAGTCATGCGGGTCGCAATACATCCGGGCCACGCTGTACCGCTCGAACAGTTCATCAACGGCAGCATGAACCTCGCCGCGGGGGATGAAGCCGCCCCACTCCGCAGGGTTCCACACCGCAGGGCGGCTGTCCGGGCCATACCGGGGCGTGAAGCTGAAGCCGTCCAACGTCTCACACTGCAAAGCCGTGAAGTCGTTATTCTCGGAACCGTCCATGCCGATGCAAATCTGTGTGCCCTCGTCAGGATTCGGCAGCCACAACATTTCCGGCATACGCACCATCCCAAAGACCATCACGAAGCCACGAACCAAGACCATGCACGATGCGGTTCCCGTAGAAGCGTTCCGCCTGTGCCGGGTCCGTTTCCATCAGTTCCGCAGCCTCAGCCTCAATCGCCGCCAAATCCACCCACGGGGAACCCGCGTAAACGTACTTGTGGATCTTGTGACGCTCAGCCTTGTTCTTGTAGGACAGATCGGCCGGCGGCTTCCGGTAGAACCGGTAAATATCCGTCGCTTTAGACTCATACGTCTGCTGCGCCGAACTGTTCTCCGCCGGATCCCACGGGTTCGTCCACTCAATCGAACGGCCCGACATGCCCGCCAGGCCGCGCTGCATCGTCTGCTGCACCCTGACCATCTTGTTCTGCACCGTGTAAATGCCGGACTCGTCAAAGTTCGCAAAGTTGATCGGGTTACCCAGGCGCGACATAGCCGACGACGTGACCGCCTCGATCTTCCCGTTCTCAGGGAGGCGCACAAACTGCTCGCCCGTCTTCATGATCGAATCCAGCGGGCCAGAACGAACCATCGACTGCAACGGCCGGTAAACGTTGTCCACCTGTTCCTCAGAAGTCGCCACAAGCTGAATCAGCGACGTCTTACGGGGGATACCCATAGCGTCGCCGGGCTCATACTCGTACACGAAATCGCAATCACAGCCATGCTCATGGCAGGAATACACCTCGCCACCCTCAGCCCAGCCACCAAAAATAACCGGGCCAACAGCTTCAAGGCACGTAACAGCAGCAGCCAAAGGACCCTTGCCGGTCTTCTGCGGGGCAACAACCTGCGACCGCCTATAAGTGAACGCAGGAGCCATCACAGGGCGGCGAGGAACCCACCTAGCGTCACGCTTCACCCGGTAATGATTAGCGATAATCAGCAACTGCCAGTCAGACGGGATAAAAGGCGTGCCCTTGTCATACCCATCAGGTACCGAACAATGGGCTTCAATCCAGTCAGCGCCCAGGAAACCTAGAGTCTGCGCCGCCGGAAACTTGAGACTGAACTCATCCGTCATTCCCCACAACCTTTAGCCGGGCACGAGACGAAGCCTTACGCCTAGGAGTTGAGGCTGTAGTAGAAGTGGACTCAACCGGAACAATCGCCCAGCCGTTCTCCTTCAACCCGGCCGGCGTCAAGCCGATCTGATCGCCAAGTCGATGAACCTGCCCAAGGAAAGCCGCGGGAACGTCGCCCTCCGAGCGCACCGACCAGCGAACATACATCGCCACCGTGCGCCACCGCCATGGCTCAGCAATCCAGGCAGTCGCCTGCGGCGTTCGCCACAGTTGAGCCCACACTTCAGACTCTCGATCAGTCACATCCGAAAGAGGTATCTCGGGAACTTCACCGTCATAGCCCCCGGAAGGGAGGGTCTGAAGCGACAAGCCACGCTTGCCAGAAGTCAGAGAGTTAGGGTCAGCTTGAGGCCCAGACCTATTGCGGGCACCTCCACTTGCCATAACAGCCTCCGATCAAACTGACATCGCGTCAGCATCTACTCGATTGCCCTTACGGACATTGCAGGACAAATGGGCAAGAGCAACGTTCTCCAGTGCGTGATGACCGCCAAGCGATAGCGGCAACACGTGGTCCAAGGACGGGCTCATAGGGTCAGGCCACTAAAGGTCACGATCAACGGGGCCGGAACAGATGTTGCACATCCAACCATCACGCTCATAAACATCAGCAGGCCGAATATCATCGGCAGGGAGCTGCATCTTCAACGCTCGCCGCTTCTGATAGTTTGATTTGCGACGCTCGTCCCACGCTGCGCTGACCTCACGACCATCAGCCCGAGCTTTTCGCCGCCAATGCATATTGCAGAGCCCCTTGGCCCGAACGCCTCGGGAGCAATCTTCCTCGGAACAACGCGTGGTGCCGTGAGCGTCGTTCCATTTGGTTGTGCAAAGTTGAGAACAGAAGGCCGCATCTACTCGCTTGGCTTCAAAAGTGGCGTTGCAGAACTTGCATGGCCTTGCAGCTAGAGGCTTAGGTTGAAACGCGGCACGGCGCTTCGCCTGGTCAGCCGCATACGCCCCAGATGCGATCCTTCGCTCATAGGCCGTAAGTCGCTTGCAGTCGTAGCCGCAATACTTGGGCGCCGGCCCGGGCACTCCAGCTTTCCGCTGAATCTCGCAACCACAGCGAAGGCATGACAGAATAGACACATCGACTCCTTAGACAAGTCGGTCAAAGCCCCGGAGTGTTACAGCACTCGCGGGGCATCTTCATGGGCGGAGAAACCCGCCCCTGGAAAACTTGAACCCCTTTTTGTTCCGGCTCACCA